ACAATTTGAACATTGGATGACAATCTAGTGCCGTCATCGAAAATAATCACATCTGTGTTTACTGTTGGTGCAGTGACTGCATTACCAACAGTGAGGTTACCAGTAATAATATATTCAGAAGTGTTTGATGTGAATGTTCCACCAACATCTGTAATTGAATTTGCAAATGATATAAGTTGTTGAGTGGCAATTAACCACTGCTCAAATGTATTAGCTGAACTTATTTGATTAATTGCCATTTATCGACTCATCTTTAGAAGTAATTCTTTGATTTCTTGTATATCTTGTTCTAGTTTGTCCAGACGATTCTTCGACTCATTTTGTTCATTTTTTTGTTTTTTAGCAATTTCTTTTTTCACTAGATATTCATTCAAGCCTTTTCTATCAGTATTTAGAATCGCCTTAGAATGAATATCACGAACAAAAGTTGTATCTGGAATCTTTACTTGTTTCATATCAACCCGCTGGTAAAGCAATCGCTCTCATATCTTTAATTCTTGGAACAATTCCAGTATTAGAACTAGACATTACAATCTTAATAGCAAAAGTTCTAAATGTTGTAAATGCTGTTCCTGCGGAAGTGTAAGATACAGAGTTGTTTGCAATACCATTTACACCTGGTGCAAATGTTAATTCACGATCATCATTTTCATTTAATGATACAAAGTTTGCATTGCCCAGTTCTGTCATCAACTGATAACTCTTATCATCAAAAACTCCAGGATCAGATGCTGAAAGAATCTTGTAATAAACATAGATGTTAGTTCCCGCCGGTTTATTTGCAGTTACATAAACACGCAAGTCACCAGAATCAAAACCATCAGCGAGAGTTACACGGCGAGTCATATATCGTGCCGTAGCGTTACCACCAGATTTCTCAGTTTCACCAATGTATGTTACAACAGCATTAGCACCGCCGCCAGATCCTGGTGTTAGTGTAATTGTTGGTGAACTTGTGTAACCAGAACCTGCGTTTGTGATGTATACTGCATTAACGGTATTAGACACAACGTTTGCTACAGCTGTAGCACCAGAACCGCCGCCGCCTGAAATTGTAACTGTAATGTCTGCGGAGTTTGCGTAACCAGAACCAGTGTTAGAAACGACAACACCTGAGTTTGAAAGTCCAAGGTTGTTGATTTCATTTTCAATGGCTAAAAGAGCCATACGAGATACATCGATTACTGGTGAAACATCATTACTTAGAGCAGTCATTGTGCCAACAAGAGTGAATGTGTTACTTGTTCCAGTTGTAGAGTTACCGGTATTGCTTAACTTTCTACCAACACCATCGTAAATTTCCAAATTCTTCAAAGGTGTGATTGAAGTTAACCCAGCAAAACCAGAACTGTCGGCTTTCTCAGAATTAAATTGATAACTTAATGATGTATTTGCAAGAACAATATCTGATGTAATCAAATGCACAACTTCATAAGGAACAACAGTTGTTGGAGTAGAAACATGAAATTGAGCTGTAGCGGAACTTGTACTAAAACTACTACGATACAATTGGAACATCATGTCTGAAGTTTGATCGGCAGTCCATGTTGATCCGTTTTGCGACAAGAACAATGATCCACCATAAGCTTGTTCAGATATTTGACGGCCGTTCACAATGTCTAACTTACCGATTTCAGCCACATAAATTTCATACTTGTTAGAGTTAGCAAGAACAACAAACGAATGTTCACCAGGTTGTAAATACACTGGCGAATCAAAAACAAATTCAGTATACTTACTAGAATCTGTCATGCTAGGACTTGCAGATACTTTAACTTTATCTGGAGTCAAAGAAACAGTTGAGAACGGATAAACAACAGAACTTGATGGGAATCCATTGACTGTTGGACGAAGTTGTAAAGTCACTGGTACAGTATCGTCTTTTGTTTTGAAGCACAAACGAATCTTTGACAAGAATATGCCTTGAGGATATTGTTGTGGACTGACCAAGAATGTTTGTGCTAATGGATCTGCCCAATTGATCGGCGGCAGAGTCTGTAAAACTCTTGAAACTGAAGATTGGCTTGTAACCACACGATTATCGGTTACAGCGGTTCGTTGAACAACCGGAGATACAGTAGATATGATGACTTCTTCTTTAGTTTGCAACAAACCTTGTGCGAAGAATGAAGCATCGCCATTAGTAGAAGAACTTGGAATGTCGCCAGTCGAAGTATCAGTCAATCTAAATTGTTTTTCACCAACTCGGAAAGTGCCACTAGGAATACTGAAAATACCAACAACTGAACCAGCTGGATCCGTTGTCAATCTGCCGATGCCATAATGTGAGGTTGTATCTGGGGTTGTTGTCCAAGTGCTAGAAATGTTCGCTACTCTTGTAGAAACATTATATGAAGTAATTGTTGCACTTTGACCAGCGCCTTTACCTTGTGTGATAAAGATTACTGAACCATTAATTGTATTTTGGTTGCTTGCGTTTTGTGCATCAATACGAAGTGTCACAGAACTAGAGGTAGCAGTATTTACAATACCGCCATTGTGTTCGTATGTTGCTACGTTGTATGTTAGTCCTGTTTGAGCACCGACCAATTGTAAATTAGCAGCATTTGCTGTGGCAAAATTAAACGAAGTGTTAATTGCCATGTTTGTAACATACACAATATTATTTGATGTATGGACAACAACAGCGTTTGCCACATTGACGCCAACACTCTTGTCTCTAATGTTTACGACTTCTGGATTACTGTAGTTTACATTAAATCCAATGTTGTTTGAAGTTAGATAATATTTGTTAACACGATCACCAACATAATTTTCTACAGAAGTTTCGTCAAAGAATGGATAAAGAGTGGTGCTTGGTTTGAAATCAGTGCCAACAAACAACACATTGATGCTTCTCATAAACGGAATAATAGAAACATCTACAACACGATCACCAATTGACTGTGTTATTGTATTAGGCACAACTCTTGAGACTATGCCACTTCTTGTTTGTGATTGTGTAGTTGTAGTGGTTGTGGTTTCCACCAAACTTCTACCAATCCAACCCTCACCAACAGTTGTATTAGTTCCTGTCCAAATAGTTTGCCAAGAATTCCATTCTAGATTTACTGGAAGTCTATCTGTAATTAATTGCCAAGCATCTCTGTCACCGCCAACATTTACTAAAACATCAGACTGATGGTTTTCGTCAACCCAAATATCCGAAGATGGACTCAACTTCATCTTACCAAGATAGTTAATCACATTAAAAGGATTAACATTGACGGACTTAGAAGCTTTAGATTGATCTACAAGTAGCGATGAAGTAGCATTAGCAGTTACTAATGAACCTGTTCTAGTAAAGTTAGTAGAGTTTGCAGAATCAAAAACTAAGGAATGTGGTGTAATTGTAAAAGATGGACGAAGTTCTTTGTTTACAGTATCAATTGAAGCTGCATAGTCTGAGTTTGTAACATCAGCTACAGCATGTCCTTTAAATGAATCAACAACAATGCCGTTTTTGAATCTTTCAACATTTTGACTATCAAGAATAGATAAATCTTGTTTAACAAGAGCTTCTTGCTCTAACAAACTCAATGAGGTATAATATTCTAAGTTTTCAATGCGTGATTCCAATTGACCAATATCACGCATTGTGTAACGGCGATGATTAATCTGTTGTATATTAACATCTTTTGTGTCTGACAAATACGGAGAATAACTTAGAATAAACAAAGTCATTCCAGTAGAAGAATCATTTGGAGTAACAGGATTCAAAGATGGAATACCTTTAATTACTTCAAATTTTCTTGTTTTATCCAACACAACTTTGTCAATTCTAGCAAGATAATATTGATAGTCGAGAATGATATCTGAACCATTTTCTGGTATTTTTGGACCAGTTGTAGTTGAAGACACATCAAAAGATACTGTACTTCCGCCGGAAGCAGTAGCATCAGAGCGTACTGGCCTAAAATCTAAACAATCCCTTAGATTGTATAGTGTATTATTTGTTGGTGAAGAATAAACTGGAATACTGCCATAAGCAATATCAGAGTATGAATCAACAGTAAAGAAACCTGGGCCAGATGATGTAAATCGATTAAAGAAAACAACCAATGGGCCTTGCGGCGCAGTTTGCCCAGCTTTTAACTTGATCGATGAGTGATCATAGTATGAATCTCTTTGACCGTTATCGAATGTATATCTTGTCGTTACATTTGAAGCAAATGATGAGTTTGCTACAGTAATCGTATTACCCGTAAAATCAAGTATACTCGTGACTTCAATCAAATCAGACATGAACAACGATTGAATTTCATTTGGTATCTTTTTAACATAAGAAGCCGCAATGTGGCATTGTCCGTTGGATGGATAAATCACAACAGCAGAATTGCCAAAAACATCAACGCCGCCAGTTGTTTGAATTGTTGTATTTGCGGCCACATATGTTTTTTGTTTCTTCGAAATTGTAGAAACATCAATTGTTGCAATAATGTTGGCGGTCATGTTCTGACCATTAGTCACAGTAATCTTATTTGTGCCAGTGTCTACAGAAAATTTGTCAGCAGGAATTACTTGACCAACAGAGTAACCTGAAGTGCCGGCTGCAGTAACGACAATATAATAGTTGGCCGATTTGGCAGCAGTTGAAGTTGCGGATGCAATATCTTCACCAGTTCCTAAAGTTAAAGCTGGCGAATCATTTGCAGTAAACGACTGTGAAGCATACAGTCTCTTGTATGAGAAAGAAAAATCGGCAATGGTATTCTGTGCAATATATTCTTCACCAAGTTTAAAAATCAATGGCTCAAATGCAGCGTCTGATAAGAAAACATCTTCATATGTTGTTGCGGCATCTTTAGAACGACTAGAAATATCAGCGGCAACAACTTTTGTTGTTGTACTAAAGTTAGCTAAAGATTCTACATCATTAAATTCAAAATCAATAGAAAAAACTGAAGCGTTTGTTGGAGTTGTTACAAATGCAGGACTTACAGTAAGAGTTTGTGTTGAACCCACGAAGTCTGTAATAATTTTTGGTGCTTCATCAGATCCAGCGCCACTGGTAATTCGTAGTTTAGCACCAGTATATGCATCATTAACAGTAGAAAAAACTTGCCCGGCCCCGGTATTTCCAATTACAACAGTTGTTGATGTAGCAGTATTTACTGTACCAGTGATTGAACCAACACTTACATCAAACAAGAATGAACGATAAGTGTATGTGCTTCCGTTTGATGTGTTGGAAGCGGACTCATATGCCATTGACTTAACACGAGCAGTACCAATTTTTGTGTTGGTAATGGATGCAGTAGAAGTAACATTAATTGAAGCAGTGTTTACAACATGCAAATCAATTGTCTGTAAACTATTAATTGGGAAAGAACCATAATGGTTTGTAGTGTAAACAAAATTGCCGTAATCTGCCGTAACTCTTTTATTCGAAATACTTGCAGTTGTTCTCGGTTTATCAATAATTAACTTTGATGGACCATTCGTTTCAAATTCATAACCATAAACATATGCTTTACCTGGCGATAAAGTAACTTCAGTTTGTGCAGTATTTGAAGAATTTGTATCTAATGAAATTCTAAAATCACGAACTGTGTAATTGCCAGACTCATCAAATGTTCTGCGAGCTAATGTATCTTCTAAAACAGAATAAATTGGGTATTTGTTTTCACGAATAATTTGACCGTTTTCGACTGTGGCCAATTCAATAAATTGTGTATCGTCAGTAGAAGATAAACTTCTTGTTGCTAAAACTAAGTTAATCTTATAACGATCAGAACCTGGCGCTTGATAATTTGAAGCGTTTTGTGCTGGGTCTAAAAGAGAGGTATCTGTGTTATTTGTGACGATTGATTCTGTAATTTCAAAACCAATACGAGCATTTGCTGTGGTATTGTCATATTTCGAAACGGCTACAGTTTGAGCATCGTTTTGAATAAAGAAACCATCATAGTAAAAAACGCCCTCATTGACCGAAAATATTTGGCCGGTACCGACACCAGAAGAAGAAATATTGGCAAACGAAGGAGAAGTCTCATCAGTTTTAATTGTTTCCGATGAGGTAAATGTTGATCCATAAAGTTGTTTCACCATCAAAGTGATTGGATCACCATTACCATTATTTGCAGGATAAACTTTAACGACTTCAGCTCGTTTTGTTTCGTCTGAGGAAAATATTGTCATACCAACAAAATTGTTGGCATCAATATCTACACCGTTGTAAGATGTGTCTAGTTTTAAATAAGTAGCGTCTTGCAAAAAGAACTGGCCGCCAGTAACAACCGAGCCATTTTTGAAAATATGGTCTCCAAAACGCTCAACTTGCTTTTGCAGAATTGTTTGTAACTGAGTTAATTCACGAGCCTGAACTGCAAAACCTGGTTTAAAAAGTAAACGAAGGTACTTTTTAGTTTCGTCAAAGTCATCATAATATGGATTGACATTAAAATTGGTATTAAGAGCCATGAATTCCTCTAAAATCTAACGACAAATTTAATATTTTCTGCTTGGCCACTAGTTCTTTGTACCGCAACTATATTCTCATTGTACAAAACATCACCTGTGTATTTTTCAAATTCAGGATAGTTAATTTCTGAGACAGTCCTGCCTGTTGGATTTGTAACAGTACCTTTTAAAACAGAACCCAAAGCAATCGTGCCACGCACGTTTGTTAAATTTACTGTTGTACTGGTAAACGATTCAACATATCCACTAAAAGTTGGCGAACTAAAAGAACCTTGATAAACAAATTCATTCACTTGATAATCCGAACCCGCAATTAAAGTTAAAGATGTGGTTTGAGAAATAACTGTGTTTGAATTTGCATATGTTACTGGCGTATTTGCACCATATTTATGTGGGTTGCGGAGTAATCCATATTGTCTAAATGATGTATTAGCTGAAATTACATTACCTTCTGTTGTGTCACCTTCACCAATTTTAAGAGCAATCATAACATTATGACCACCCAATTCTTTAGCGGGGTTATAACCATGACCGTATTTTGGTCCAATGATGGCACGAGCACTAGCTACGTTTAAACCTGTTGCTGTACCGTAAATATTCACATTAGCATATGTGTATCCTCTGCCATAACTAGTCAATGTTATGTTTGATATTTGAGTATTTCCACCAATGTTAGCAGTGGCTACAGCGCCAGAACCATCACCATCAACGACAACTCTAGTTTTGAATGATAAAGTATTACTTGTTCCGCCACCTGCTGAAGCGGTCGCATAAGAAAGATTAATTTTTCTGTTTACCAAATCAACAGCTGTAATATAGGTGTTTGCTAATATACCATTACCAGTCACTGCCATGTTGGTCACTATCAAGTTAGCCATATCAACAGCTGCTTCAACAGTCAACACCGAGCAAGAAGTGTTAAAAGAAGATACATTTGCATTAGTATTGTAATAACCAGATCCAGCAGTTTGAACTACGATTGTTGTTATTTCACCATCTATTGTAGCATTTGCACTACCGTTATATTCTAACTGATCAATCGAAGCAGGTGCTGGCAACCAAACATTTGCTAAAAATTTGTTGGCGGCTTGCACATTGTACATGTACTTCCACAAATAACCATCACCAGTTTCAATAATACCACGATTACCTAAATTTGTGCCAAGAGGTTCTACTGTAGAGTTCGAACTTAAATTATTAGACAAACATTTGTAAACATTTCTCTCCGAATTGTAAACATAACAAGAATATAAATTTTGTCTTGAGTTAGAAGTTAAAAGTGTATCTAATGTCAAAGTATCATCAAACTGAATATATTTGTTGTTTGCTGCCCAAGTATTTTTTGGTATAACAAATTCTACATCATTCCCAGTTACTTTTTTAGCTGCAATCATGTTGTTCCATATTGATTTTTCTGCAGCTACGGTGTCGGTAAGAACATCTGGCGCTGACGGGCTATCCCAAACCAAATGTCTTCCAAGATAGACATATCCAACTGATGCGTTTGTTTCGGAAAAACCTTCTTTAAACTGTTCAGCGTTATTGAACCTTAACTTTTTTGAGGTGTACTTTGTTCCCTCCGGTTCCACCGCAATATCGGAGATGAAAAGTTCCCAAGTTGTGGAATCATATACGAATTCTGCTTTAACTCCAGCCAAATCCAATAACACATTGTCTGCATTTCCTTCAATTGTTGAACCGTTTCGATCAACAAGTAAATTGTATGTTTCCCAGTTAGCGCCATCTACAATTTGAACAAAATCTCCAGTTGTCGGAGAAGCAGGCAATGTGATTGTGAACGATCCAGTCGAAGTGTCGGCAATAATATAATCACCGACATTTGCAGTATAATTTGATGTTTTTCTTAAATATGTTGGCATAATTTCTTATTTATACTGAGCCTTGAGATATTTCCGAATAAACTTTTACTGGTGTTTCTTCTATTTCATCAAGTTTGGTTACTTCAGAGTATGCAATTAAACCAGCCGGATGTAGCAATTCTTTCAAAACTTGTTTGTATTTTTGAAACTGAATATTTGAAACAACCACATAAGAATAGTCAATGTAGTAGTCTTTGCCTTGTAATTTAGTATATGATGAAGACACTAAACCTTTTTGACTTGTCCATTTTCCTGGAAACTCTTCAATAGTTGGTATTAAAGACGCTTCAAGAACTGCTGTGCCATCTCCACTTCTAGTCATGTCAAGCTCTGGAACAGATTTTAAACCTTTACCCGCATCTAAAATTAATACACTTTCAATGCCGCCAGGTTTTTTAGTTCCAATATTCGCAGTAAATTCTTCGCCATCACCCATAATAGCAATAACTTCAACATTAGCATTTGAACCGCCAGAAGAGTTGATTGTGATTGTTGGTAATTTATCTTGTGTGTACCCCTGGCCACCTATTAAATAGGTGCCGTAAACTCTAACAGGTTTTGTAGTAGCATTTGAAGAAAAAGCTGTATTTACTGACATTAAGACATTCGAAGTAATAGTGCTAACTACTTTTACTTCACCATTAACCATTATTTGATCACCAACAATAAGTTCACTATCAAATGAAGTGCCAGTTCCAATTACATTTGCGTTTGTTGTAAAGACATTTGCTGTGCCAATTATTTTTGTTGGAACAAATTCTATTTTTTCGATAACACCGTTAGCATCAATGTCCCTCACTTCAGCTGCAGCTCCAACGCCATAACTTCCTGATTGATTTGTAAAAACCAATTCGTCACCAATACTATAACCTGAACCGCCATTATGAATAGCTGTTTTGCCTAAAGAACCAAAACTTTTAATGTAAACGGTTGTGTTGCTTAGTGTTGAACCAATGTTTGCAATCACCAAATTTGCAGACTCAACATCGAAAGATGGAATTGAAGAGAAGTTAACTTGAACTGAGTTGATTTGAACGCCAATGACTTCTCCAATGTTTGTATAAGCAGTATTAGAAAAGGTATGTCGTATTACACTATTTGAATTGCCAGAATAAAGCCCACTCAGTCCATAAGATGCAGCATTTATATAAGTGTTAGCTGGATCAATGTCTGATATAACATCAGAAAAAATTCTAAAAGTGTTTGCAGAGTTTGCTGAAGTTGTTGTAACAGAAATAACATCTATGTCAACAAATGGCTTACCAAAGCCATCAGCACTAATTGGCGCATTTATTTTAAAACCAGCGCCGCCATTTAAAATTGTTATAGAGTCAATGACACCTTTTGATACACTCGACACTACAGCTTGAGGAGTTCTTAAAGATCGAGGTGCGGTTATAATGACTGGATCACCAATGTTATAATTTGAACCAGAGTTTACAATTGTAATTTCTTTTATTTCAGAAACACTTCGCATTCTAACATCGACAAGTGTTTCTCCAACAAAAACAGCTGTCTCTAAATTTTCAGCAACTTCAAATTCACCTTCTGTAGTTTTATTGTCTACAAACAACTCAAATATTTCAAAATTATTTAAAAATCTACGAAATACTTTTTCTACAACTGTTGTTGCGCCAGATGTTACTCCAGTTATTTTTCTATTATTAAAAATATTTCTGTCAACAGAATCATAAAAAATTTCAAGTTTGGTGTTTGCCGCCAAATTTGAATCAAATTCAATTAAATTGTATTCTTTTAATACTTTAAATCCTGTGGTTGTTAATGTGCCATTAAGATACACATCCACATTTGCAGATGGTAATTGTGAAATAGTTACGAACTGTTTTGTATTACCATCAGCAGTATAAAAAGAAGAAATGTCGGTTGAGACTTTAATTGAGTTATCAATCTTCCATTCGCCAGAAGATGCACGAAGAATACTGTCTTTTGGATAAAAAATAGTTGGTTCTTCAGCAAATAAAAAACGAAATAGTAATTTAAAAGAACTTTCAGAACCTTTAGCCTGATATAGTGGCAATATATTTTTGATTAGTAAATCTTTGTTTCCTTGCGCTTCAACAGGAACTAAAGAAGCGTAAGTATTAAGAAAATATTCTTCAAACTCATCGATAGATTGATCGACATCCGTAATGGTCTTTAGCTTTTTAGCTTGAAAAGTTAAATCGTTCTTGTTGGTACCTTGTTTATTTTCCAAAAATTCATAGTAAGCTTCCAAAAAAGTACCAAAAAGCGGATATTCATCACGAACAAATTCAGGTAGTTGTCCGTTGATTAAAATTGAAGTTTTTTTATCCATCTTATACAGCAGTTATTTCAGTAGTTACAACAGTTGAATCTGTTTGATCAATTGTTATAATTGTGTTTCGTATAGACGAAATAATACCATCCTCAGATTCAATATCAACTCTTATGTCGCCATCTGAAGTTAAAACAGATAAAACTCTTAAATTGGTAATCGTAACTTCACCAGTATCGTAATCGATTGTGCCAGCGTTAGAATTAATTATTTGTCTTTCCGACAATTCATTAAAATAAACCGTTCTTAGAGTACCAAAACGACCATCTAACACAGCAATTGCAGTTGCGCCATAACCATCACCGCCAGAAAAAGACACAACCGCTCTACTATAATTTATACCTCGATTTGTAATTGTGACAGCAGTTACTCTACCATTAACGATTGTAGCGACAGCCGTAGCTCCAGTACCATCACCTGTAATCGTAACTGTGGGCGGCGAAGTGTAACCAAAACCAGCATCAGTAACATCTATTCTCGAAAGGCCGGTATAAGACTCTGGCACTTCTTCAATAATAGCAGTTCTTAAAGTGCCCAAAGAATCATTAACAGTAAATTCTGAAGAAGTTAGTCGGTTTAAAATTGTACCACGATGCAATTTAGCATTGTATTTAATGCTGTATGTTTTACTATTGTTCAAATCCGGCGTAAATCTTTTCTCAAGTCTCAATGTGGTTTCTGAACCAACAATCGAATTTAAATCTACACCATCTATACTATCTTGTGCTTTAGAAAGAACAAATGTGGAATCAAACTTATTCAAATTTAAATCAGAATAAGAAAAAACGGCAGAACGAATTAAATTTTTAAGTTGTTCGTCACTTAGAGAGGTCTTTTTGCGATCAAGCAAAATTTTGTTTGCCAATTTTAAATACAAATATTCTGGATCACGTATTTCTGCACTGACAGCAACAATTGATTTTGGCTTTACAATCTCTTCTATAATTCGTGTTTTTTCAGCATCAGTTAAAAAATAATTTGTTTTTGGTTTAATTGAAATAAAAACTTTACCATAAACTGGAGGAATTTCTTCTTGGCCACCCCAAACTGAAACAGAATCAACAGCACCATAAGTTTTTTTGATGTAACTTTCATAATCTTTTGTTGTAACTAATCTGTTCTGTGTGGCAAATTGTAAAGTGGAATTTAATTTAACACTATCAACAGATTCTCGTTCAGCACCTCCAGCTGATTGTTGAACTGGCGTTATGTTATATACGGTGTACGGAGAAACCGAAGAAGTTGTAACAAAATTATTTGATTTATTTGAAGCCGATCCCGAAGTCACCAAATAACTCATGTTAACAATATTTCCATCAGTTAACTTTTTACCAACGAAAGCGTCTCCAAAATAAATTTCATACTTGCCATCTTGTCCTTCTTGTAAGAAATAGACTTCAGAACTAGATGTTACATCTAAAACATCCGTAGCTAAACTATAAGTAGCAGATGACAAATTACTTGACGAAACTTGAACTGTAACAACAATTGAAGTTGTGTCTACATTAGCATCAGGAATTGGAAAAATAGCTTTTGGATTTGTAGCCGAATTATAAGTGTAATTGTAACTAATTAATTCACCCTCATAAATGCTTAAATTTCTAAAAACAAAATCAGATCCAACTTTATCTACAGTTGTGTCGGTTAAAAGTGTATAGTTGTAAGTTGAATTGTCTAAAAGATTAGTTCTAAAATTAAAGCCTCTTGGAAGAGTTAGTGAGTCTGCCGTGTTAGAACCAGTTGGAATGGTCAAGTCAATAATAGCACGGGGCGCAGTTGTAGACTGTGGCACATAACCTAAACTCTTAGCATGAGACACCACAGAGCTACGAAGAACAGCAGTATCCATGAATGCCTCATTGGCAACCATATTTAAGTAGTAAGCATTGTAATGTGTATTATATGCAAGAACATCCAGAAGAACATTCAAACCAGAAGCTTCAAAATCATAGTCGGTAAATTCAGACTGAGATTTTAAATAGTTCTTCAGGTTCGTTTTAATCGTATCAAAATCTAGGTCGGTGACCGTTAAACGATTTGTTGCCATTTATCGTGTTCTCTCTAGTAAAAAGCTTACTGTAACTGGATTTGTTTGATTTACTATGTAAAAATACATTTGCACACTAAAAGCATTATTGTCAACATTTGGAATCACCGAAACACTTATCAAATTCACTCTCGGCTCATAGTTTTGTATTGTTTGTTGTATTTCTCTTTCAATTGCTGAGGCCGTAACAATATCAACAGTTTCAAACAAAAGTTTTCTTACATTTGATCCGTAGTCTGGATTAAATGGTTTTTCATAGTGGCTTGTTAAAACCAAGTTTTTAATTGCATTTATCACGGCAACTTGGTCTAAATTTTTGTTAATATCCTTTTTCAAAGGATGAATCGTAAAATTTAGATCCAGGTCTTTAAATTGACGAGCTATATTTGTTCTGATTGTTGCCATCGTCTATTTATGCCAGTTTAGGAGGTGATGACTTTGGTCAATGTTCTTCTATGGTTGGTTCCGTCAAAGTTAATTGTATAGGTGTAAGATCCTGTATTTGTGATTGTAGTATTCGCAATCAATGAATAACCATTTGGCAAAACAAATCCTGTTCCAGAAATATTAGGTCCAGAGTAAGTGTAAGCGGTATTTGGCTTGGCACCAAATACACGAATATCGAATGGCGAGTTTGTTACAATAATGTCAGGATTACTGTTCACAATTTCATTATACAGATTTGAATCATCAACAAGGCCACGATCAATACCAATTGTGATGGTTCTTTGTTGTCCGTCTTCTGTTGTTACCAAGAAGGTAGAAACATTTGGGAATTCAACCAGAGGTTTAACATTAGCATACCACAACACCGAATCATTCACATTTATTACATTTGGTGTGCTGGCCTGATACAACTGAACATTCATATGAGTATTGCTGTTTGTACTCAAAGAGTTGGTTGTTTCAATAACACTTACAATATTGAGTGAGTTGGCACTTAGGTTTCTAAATGTCCATTTTTCTGTGCCGGTTGCTGCAGGATCCACAATTGCATACGGACCATTAAACTCATTAATCATTGGCCTATTTGTAGAATTGCCAACATTTTGTGATATATCACCAGGTAACAATATACCGGCAGTCGACACGTTACTGTAACCCTTAACACGAATCTCAATGCCAGGATTAATCGTAATCAATCCATAATCAACCGTATTTCCTGTTGTGAGACTTCTAAATTGAACAGAAACATTAAACGATTCTCCATTGGATATGGAGTTTGTTGGATCATCAAGTACCGCAATTAAACTTGCACTGGAACCTCCAAGTGCCTGTACATTAAGAGTTGGCACTGAAGTATAAGCACCACGAGAAGTAATATTAACTGTAGTGATAGCGCCAGTAATTGAATTAACATTGGCACGAATTGTGGCAGCAATGTTATCTGTGCCGCCGCCGGTGATTACAACAACGCCATTGGAATAACCGGTGCCAGTGTTAGCAATTGTAACAGACTTAATACCCAATCGTTTTGTGGAATCGTCAACAATCACATCAACTTCTGAATTCAAGAAGTTAGAAACTGATTCTGCATTGGAGTAGTAGTACACATTATCAGAAATATTGGTGACTTGTATAATTCTTGTGCCAGACCAAACACCATTAAGTGTGTTGAAAATAATAGCGCCAGTATTAACATTGAGTGTGCTATCGCCAACTGTAACAGTTAATGTTTCTAAATTATATTTTTCAATATATTCATCCAATGTAAGTATTGGTGAAGTAGACTCTCCAGGTGTTACATCATTAGCCGTTGGTGGCGTGCCCTGGTCAAACACGGTTTGTATTAGAGTGTCAGTTGGTTCGGCATTCAAAACAATATTTTCCAAGTCTTCATCACTCGAAATAACTTTACCAGTTTTTTTGTTGTAAACAGTTACGAAACCATTTGGCGAAACAATCACTTGTTCTTCAAATGGTTTGGGATTGTCTGGTGTGTTGGCACTTTGTAAGAGTTTTTCCGTACCAACAAAATTATTAACCATAAAATTCTGAAACTCACCGCCATTATTCAGACTATCAAAACCTTCAAACTCATCAATTACGGCTTGGCTTTTTATCCAAAAATTCTCATCGTGTGTTCTTCGTGTTTCAAAAAGAATTTTTAAACCTTTTATTGTATCTGTAATCGTAGTTATTACGTTCGAAGACAAATTTGAAGTGTAAACGGCAACTTGACTTTCACCGGACATTACAGATTCTATAGTAATGCTATTTGCAATTAAACCAGGATATGGTGCAATAGTTGTATTATATGTTCCTAATTCTTGATCGGTAAACAAACTTGTCATTGAACCAATAATTGGTGCAGTATTCATAATGCCATCAGTTTGATAACAAATATAGAGAAGAACACGGCCAAGACTCATTACATCATCAAAATGTGGAAAATCAGCGATACTGTTTGCAGTTTCAGTTGGGCCTTGTGGCTTTTCAACATTAGATAAACGATTAGTGTGTCTTAAAAATTTTTCACCTTCGTCTAGAGCAAAATTTGCTTGATTGAAAACCTCTTCAAGATTGGTAACATATGTGTTACTTGTTACTGCAAAACCAGCTTCATAGTCAAAAGTTGTTACCGAAGCGACAAGAATTTTAGATTTAATTTGTTCTAACGCACTATTGATTGACACAAGAACATCATTCAATGGGTTTTTATAATAATTACCCACATTTCCATTTCGCATGTCTTCAGCTTGCCAATCTTTGAGCAATCTAGGTATCGACTCTAAGTGTTTTTTAGCCGCATCTGATAACAAGAGAACGTTATCATCCGCAGGATCAAAATTAAATCCTAAACGGCCAAACACACTTGAAGTTGGCGAACTTGATGGAAACTTGCGGTTTTGATTAGTATCTTCACGATTATCTGTCAAAAATTTAGACAAACTTGGCGGCGATGGATCACCAACAGCACCACCGCCGCCATTCATTTGTATACTAGTAAAACTATCTCTAGAACCTATAGCCATAATTATTTCATTCTTGGAATTGGTGGTCCAGTTGGACCTTTAAAACTTGGATGCTTATGTACATTATGTAGCGCTTTGTTTATAGAATCTGTCATCCAGGTCGCTTTCATTACACCAAAAGAACCCAACTTAGAAGACATGGAAACACCGGCAGTGATTAAACCGATGCAATTTATAATTCCCGGTGTAGCTACAGGAACACCAATCGAAATACCACCAAGCACAGATACGAAGCCCAATGGACCAGCACTAACTCCTGTACCCGCATCAACTCTTGTTTTTGATGTAATAATATCGCCAATAATTTCACCACCAACAGTTAGATCACCAGTGATGTAGAGACTATCTCCAGCTGCAAGTTGCAATTGTCCCAAACCTGTTGATGTGCCGGCACCTACTAAAACATCTTCATCCGAAAGTAAACTTGCTTTTGTGTGTGAATATGCTACAAATTCGCCGTTTACTTCTAACTTATAATCGCCTTCAATTTTTTCTATTTTGTCGCCTTTGACATTGATAATCGAATCGCCATTGATAGTGACACTACATGTACCTTCAATTAAAACATTTTTATCTTTGATTGTGATTTCGTAACCATCACCATAAACTTTGTGTACCTCATCACCATTTGGACCCATTTCAATGAAAGTGCCGGTTCGGTGTGTAACACGAATGCGCTCACGATTTGGTGTATCATCAAGTTCCACCAAATGACCTGATTCGGTCTGTATTGTTTTATTGTAAGGATATTTTGGCTGAGTGTCTTCGTTAGCCGCAGATTCTGGCTCTAACCAACCGTTATCTTCTTCTGGTTTTGTTGCCATTTATATTGTTTGCCCCATTGTATTTGCAGACATTACATTTCGATTATATATTGTTGTGCCAGTAGTTGTCAAAGCATTCACATGACCTTTAAGTTGTCTTTCAACAGCACTGAGATCAGAATCACTTGAAGGATTAACTAGAGCACCAATAAATTGCCCCGGCATAGAAACAAGTTTACCAGTTTCATTCAAAAGACCTCTTGCAGCGCCACTAATTTCGTTAAAAGATTTTTGAAGTTCGGAAAAAGCACCAGATGATGCACCAACAATTGGTTTCACAAAAAGGTCAGTAAAACCTTGAGCTAATGCAGCTAAAAACTTTGTTATACACTCAGTTAAAAACTTTCTAGCTCTTTCTGGCAAACTTAAAATGTAATCGATCACAGCACGAATTGTTTGAGCAACTTTAACTAAAGTAACTATTTGTTCATTTATTTCTCGTATAGCCGCAGTCACCTTTTTCAAAAGTCGAGTAACTTCTTTTGCAATTTGTGTAAAATATGAAGCTGTGCCTGAAGGATCAAATCCAAGCGCAGCTAATATAGCTCGTATTGCAGCTCTAATTGCTTCTAAAACTTGTCCAAATTGTCCTTTTATATAGGCTACTGATTTTGTAACCTCTGGAGTAATATCGCAAATGTGTGATCGTCTTTGATTTGTAGCATCAATTACAGTGCCTGCAACTGAACCCTCTGAACGAGCTACAATCGGCGTGATGGGTTGGCCAACTTCACGACCATCCCACGGCGTTTGTGGCACTTCATCCGGTCCACCTTTTTTGATTGTAATGTTTTGATAAAGTGTTCTTGATTGGACACTTTCAATACCTGGAAAAATTCCCATAACCACAGGAATTTGTGCGACTTCACCATCTTGGAAGAAACCAATCACCCAATCACCAATTCTAGGCGGAACTGTAGTGTTCGAACCAGTTACTGGCAACATCAATTGCGCCCAAGGCAAACTCTCTGTTGGAACTAAATTCGTATCTTCACTATGAACGCCAATAATTCGAACACGAACTGATCCCAATTTGAGTGGGTCTTCGTCATCTTCTACTGCACCAACCCACCAAATGAAACCTTTTTTGCCGTAAAAATCGTTTGTCAACATATTAGTTTTCTATTTTATCCGTACAAACTTCAATAAAAGTTTCATGCTTATCATAACGAATCACATGTCTTGTTCCAGTTATTATGTATTTACCACTTAAAGTCTTATCCAAAGTTTCTTTACTTCCATCGTTGTATGAAAATTTAGGTACATTCAAATTAATCACTCTACCAGAAAACAAACCAAAATTACCAGGCATCGCCAATTGTAATCGTCTTTGTAACAAATTAGAAAAGATGGCTTTTCTCTGAAACACATATAATTCAGCATTATCAATTAAACTTGTAGCTTCTGGATCATTTTCTTTAATATATTCAACTGTGGTTCTCGGTAATGCAAAAGGATAAGAAACAATTCTAGAATCGGTCATTTGTGTAAAGTCTTTTCGATCTTTACTTTTTGCATTAAGAGCTAAATTTGGCGAATACTGTCTTTTGTTTGTTACTGTACTTTCATATACATTTTTGACTGTAGTAATTTTCTGTGTGCGAGTTAATGTGTCAAAACCAATAAATTTACCTGCATAAGCACCATCTCGCACACTATCCAGTAAACTAAATTGAGAAAGCACTTTCATATCACGAGCACCCAAAAATTCTTCAGCAACATTCTCATCAATGTTTTTTGGTTTTACATTTATTTGAAAGGCGGGATCTAAATCCATCAAAAATAAAAGCGGTACGAAATTATAACCCTGTTGTGCAGTTTCATAGAATAAAAAGTCAGGACTATATTCGGCACCTTTTGGATTTTTCCATAAAGCACGTTTTGAAATCCAATTTAACGATTCAAATGGTGTAATTGTTGGCAATATGAAATCTTGTACTGTAGTTGTTGGATATATTACACCAACACCAGAACGACCATTTGCCGGTGAAGAATTTGGCACTCTCAAATAATTATTAAGTATTCTTGTAACAGCTTCAGAATATAATCCAGTAAAATTTTGTGATAGTTTTTGTTGTTCTGAAAAAACAAATTCTTCAGAAACTAAATTTAAAACATAACTTGATGATGTTAAATTAATACTTTTCTTATTTGTTAAACTGTATATTACAAACTCTTTCTCAAATCTAAGCATTCTATCATTTGCTTTAGAAATGGTAATTTTTATTTTTTCTTGTCCTTTTAACTTTAACTTGTTAGACAAATTGTTAGCGTCAGTTAAAAGTATATTCGCAGAAACACAAGGCGTAAAAAGATTATCGAACAAATTAATTTCGGTAAAAACACCAGTCAAATCGTACTTTTGATTGCTGGGTAAAATTAATATCAGTTCCTCAATTGTAAATTGAGTTGATTGTGTTACTGTTAAACTCATGCTCTAAAAACCAATTCAACTTCTTTTTCTAAATCTGCGACAAATTCAGGCTTCAGAAGTTTAATTTTTCTTTTCTTTTCATTTTCTTCAACTTCATATTCATAGTAATTTTTAGTTTGTCTTGAAGTAGCAATCGTAATTACGCTATTATCTTGTAATGTAACTGAACTAGTAGAAACTACAACATTAGCGTATGTGTTAGCATCAACCTCATATTTTTTAATTTCTTTTGTGCTATTTGGATTAGTTGTGGTAACCACTTTATAATAAGAATGCGTATTTGTTTGAGCAAAAGTTATACCAGCGCCAGTTGTATTGGAATTAGCATATTCGCTGGTAGAATATTTTTTATCAATATAGTTGTTTAATGTTATTGTTGTTAAAGGCCAGTCATATTGCGGATCGACAATATCATTCATCATCAAAACAATCCAATGTCTTTCTGGTGATTCATATATTTTACTTGCAACAATTTCTGGTGTATCACCTTCAATAATATCATATTCGTAGTAAACTGCCGTATTTTCTTTGGTTTCTTTTTCCAAAGAAAACCGAGCCATAATGTTCGTAACTAAATCAGCAGTATTAAAGTCATTGTAACTGTAATAAAACTGTGGAAACTTTACGAAATAATTAGCCATGATTATTCTCCCTCACTAGTGCCATAAATTTCAGGAGCTTCCGAATCACTTGAAAACCCAAGAGAACGGTTCTTTTTGCGATAGTTTTCTTTTGTAAGTATTTCAGTCTCTTTAAATCCAAGTGATAAACGAATGGCAACTGGCATACCGGTTTTACCAACTGAAGGTGTATTTTGACCCGGTACCTCATAAGCAGCAAAACCATTTGGCGCATAATCTACATCAATTGTATCTAACACACAAGTGGAAATTTTAGGTATGTTGTCATTTTCTTTACCATTGTAATAAAATTGTACATCAAATTCTGATGGAGGAACTAAGAAGAAACCTTGGCCTTCGGTTAAAACTTCCGGCGCTTGATGAAATCTTAAAATTTCTAAAATTCTTTGCACTTCTTGTGCTTCTTTTTCATCTCTAGGATAGAACATAAAATCAAATCTAAATGTTCTAAATGCTGGTTGCGAATACAATAGTTCAAGAATTGGATTTTGAACTACGCCAGTAACTGCTGCAAAACCTGCTCTTAGAAGAGGCGAATTTTGTGTCACAGCATTTAAAACAAACGGTGATAAGTTTTGTACCACAGATTGTATAGATTCACTGGTATTGCCACCTTTCTGTAATGCGTCAACCACACTTGCGCCGCCGGCCAACAATGAAGCTAAACCACCAGTTAAAGTCATGTCTGAATATTGTTGATTGTATGTAAAATTCAATGTATCTGGCATGTAAAGAGCAATCGTTTCAGTTGTTCGTTTGATTGTTCTTGCTCCAGATGTAATAATATCTTGGCCACTGGCGCCGCCGGCAATATTTGAATATTGTGTTAATTTGTTAACAAAACCGCCTAGTCTTCCACTTGACAACGAATTTGCAGCGTTAAAAATGTTTCCAACATTTGAATAGATAGTCGGTGCACCATTTTCTCTTCTATTACGAATGATTGTTGGTTCATCACCATACACTTCAGTAGCGTTAAACTGTGTTCTACGTTGTGTGTTGATGTGTATGACCATATAATGACCCTTATCCGCACTTCCAATGTCTATCGGATATCGAGCTATATCGTAATTATATGTCTTATTACCCAACAGCCTATCGTTAGTACCAAAGCCCTGTCTTGTTGCTGTTCTAAAACGAAGGTCTGCAAAGGAGAATAGTGCCATAGTTTTCCTATGTAAAATAAATAGTATTTATGTCATATAAAGGAAGATTTATACCCAAACATCCCAAGAAATACGCCGGTGATTCAAACAACATCATCTGGCGGTCTACTTGGGAAAGAAAAGTCATGGATTGGTTAGACCAGAGTGATAGTGTTGTTTACTGGTCTTCCGAAGAATTGGCGATTAAGTATTACAACCCCGTGGATAACAAGATCCACCGATACTTTCCAGATTTCATCGTCAAAGTGAAGCGCAAAGACGGAACTGTAATGACCCATGTGATTGAAGTCAAACCAGAGTATCAAACAAAACAACCGGTTCGTAAGAGAAAAACACAGAAGTTCATCAATGAATACATCACTTACACCATCAATCAGTCTAAGTGGAAGGCGGCTACTGAGTTCTGTAAGGATCGTGGATGGGAATTCAGGATTCTAACGGAGAAGAACTTAGGTATTATTTAAAAGCGGACACCAATACTTATGCTCTGAAACCAGTGACTGACAGGTAATCTTAGCAATTCACCTAAATACAACATGGCTTATTTACTCGACCGTATTAAAAGTTCCCTTGCAAAAGAAGGTTTGAACACTCGCACTAATCAGGCACGAGCATGGCTACGTGCCAAAATACCCACACTGAAGCCCACTCGGCAAGCACTTTTTGCGGATCGACAAAGATTAAAAAATAATGCCATAATTGGTCGTATGTACTTTTACTTTTACGATCCAAAAACGAAAGATAAGTTGCCATATTACGACAGGTTCCCACTGGTCTTACCCATAGAACAATATGACGATGGATTTTTAGGGTTGAATTTACATTATATTCACCCAAGGCAACGTATCGTTCTCTTGGATAAATTGAGTGAATTTGCAAACAATGATAAGTTTGATAAGACAACAAAACTTAGATTGACCTATGATTTACTTTCACGAGCAAGTAAGATTTATGAAGTTAAACCTTGTATTAAACGATACTTGTTCAATCATGTCGAATCCAGGTTTTTAGAAATTAGCGCTGATGAGTGGGACATTGCCGCTTTGTTGCCAATGGAATCATTCGCTAAAGCCTCAACAAGTAAAGTATACGCCGAATCTAGAGAGAAATTTTAATGTCATTTTCACCACAAGCATTCTTATCTAATGTCAATGCCAAAGAAGGTTTTGCTAAACCCTCACGATTTGAAGTCATTGTGCCAATTCCACAATACATTAATCAATTTGTTGGCAATTCATTTTTAGAAAAATTAGTAAACTTACCTAATGTTTTGGTGGCTGATATTACGGATATTATTCGTGGCGGAACACAAGACGCTCAATCACGCAGCGACAATCCATCGTTGTCACGCTATCTAGCACTTCAATGTGAAAGTGCTGAACTGCCAGGTAAAACATTGGTGACCGCAGACGCTAAGATTTATGGCCCAACTTTTAAAGTGCCATATCAAACACAATACAATGACACCACATTAAATTTTATTTGCACTAACGAATTCTATGAGCGTAAGTTGTTTGAAAAATGGACCGATTCTATTATGCCATCAGACACAAACAACTTGCGTTATCCAAAAGGCAATAACTCAAGATACTTAACAAACATCAAAATTATTCAGTACGATGAGTTTATTCGCCAAATTTATGCAGTTGAATTGATTGATGCTTTTCCAATTGGCATCGCTGCACAACCACTCGCATGGTCGGAAGAGGGTTTTCATCGCCTTTCTGTTCAGTTTGCATATCAACGATATAAAGTGCTCTTTAACGGCAACTATGACCTTGTTCAGGCTGCAGCTCAGCTATTCGGTGATGCGGTTGGAAGAAAACTCACAAATGTCACAGATAAATTATACAATCCAGCAGGAACATTGTTTGGAAGAATTTTTAACTAATGGAGATATATTATGGCTCTGCCAAAAATTGAAACGCCTGTCTATGAAACGAAACTAATATCTACAGGCAAAAAAGTAAAATTTAGGCCATTTCTCGTTAAAGAACAAAAACTTCTTTTGATGGCCTTAGAATCTAATGATCCAAAAGAAACAATTGGCATCGTAAAACAAATTCTCAATAATTGTTTAGTAACAAAAGTAAATATAGATGAATTGCCATCATTTGATATTGAAAATCTATTTTTACATTTAAGAGCTAAATCTGTTGGCGAAACAATCACTCTCAGATATAATTGCAATAACATTATTGAGAATGATAAAAAGTGTAATGGTTTGGTACAATTTGATTTGAATCTTTTAGAAATAGAACCAGTTAAAGAAACATCTCATACAAATAAAATAGAAATTACAAATAAACTTGGTGTGGTAATGAAATATCCAAGTTTTAATAGTATTGATGTTGATAATGTGACTGAAGAAAATCAAATGGAAAAAACAATTGAAATGATTGCAAAATGTATAGATTACATTTATGACGAAGAAACTCTTTTTTATGCTAAAGACTCCACAAAAGAAGAATTGATAGAATTTATTGAAAACTTACAGCAAGACGATATGGAAAAAATTCAAAACTTTTTTTTAACGATGCCAAAAATTAAAAAAGAGTTAAATTTTAAATGTCCAAAATGTAAGTATGAAGAAAACTTGGTTGTAGAGGGTTTGCAAAATTTTTTCGTATAAGTCTTTCTCACGACAATTTGATGAACTATTTTCAAACTAATTTTGCAATGATGCAACACCACAAATATAGTTTGACTGAACTGGATAGTATGTTGCCGTGGGAAAGACAAATTTATGTAGACATGTTAGTTAAACATTTGGAAGAAGAAAAAGAAAGATTGAAAGCACAACAAAAGGCACGATAATGGCTACTAAAAAATCTAGACTAGCAGAAATTTATAAGTCGGAGAAAGCTCGAGGCGGTGGTGTTGCTTCAACACTAGGTAAACGAGCTCTAGAAAAAATAGATCCTCGACAATTTTTTAATCAATCAGGATTTTTAGCTACGGTTTTGCCTTCATTGTTCAAAGCTTATAGCGCTACAGGCGGTACCGATACAAGTAAAATAACTATGACTCCAACAAAAGAGTCGATGGTTACGGAAGCCATGAATGTTAGAATGAATGATTTGGCTTCAAGAATGAATGATGTTGCCGTCAATACACAACTAAGTGCGAAAAATTCTCTAGTGTTGCCGGCGATGGCCAGAGACATGAATTTGATGAGGCAAAATATCGCTAAGTTGGCCAAAGCTCAAGGTGTCAAACCAACATATAAAGCAGACATGTTTTTCAAAGGTGCTTCTGAAAGAGAAAAAGAATACGAGTCTAAGTTTGGAAAAGCAAAAGCAACAATGCCGACTGCATCACCAACAACTAAACCTGAAGAGAAGGGTGGACTGAGTGGCATTTTAGGATTTTTAGCACCTTTATTTGCACCTCTTTTGAAAATAGGATCAACAATTGTCGGTGCGATTACTAGCACTTTGAGTGGCTTAGGTGAATTTTTACTTAAAGGCATCACTTCTATTTTCAGCGTTGACAACTTAATGAAAGCTTTAGGTTTGACCGGAAGTGTTTTAAAAGGTTTAATAAAAATGGTTGGGATGATAGTGACAAACCCAATATTTTTAGCAATTGCTGCGGCGGGTAGTTTATTCGCTCTCGCCAAAATGCTTCGTGAAGAATTTGATGAGAAAAAACAACGCTACATGGAACTTGCTACTAAGAAAAAAGAGCAAGGTGCTTTATCGCCAGAAGAGGAAGCTGAATTACAAAAATTAAACAGTACAAAGTTGCAACAGGCCGCAAGAGAAGAATTGGGTGGCTATGATCCTATCTTGAACAAAGTTACCAAAACAACAAGAGTTCAAGGCATCGTTGCTGAAACTGCAGCTGCTGGTGCATCACTTAGAGATGAAGCAGCAATTCAACTTAGAGATGAATATGAACAAGCTGGCAAAAATCCGAATTTAATAACGAATGAAGAAATTGCAAAACGAGCAGACCAACTAAAACAATTGAGAACTCCAGTACCAGATGATGGTTCTTTTGCTGCAGCTGAAGCAAGAAGATTTAGGCAGACTGAGGGTAGTGAAGGGAGAATGGCCAGACTAGGTGTTTCTCCAAGTCCAGTTGAGGGTGGCCGTGGCACAATTAATCCGCCGAATGTATCTCCAACACCAGTGAGTGGTGTGTTGGACTTAATTGCTTCTGGTGAGGCGATAAGCAAAGACCCATATAACTCCATGAATCAAGGAACTCCAGGTGGAAAAATTTCTGGTTCTGGTGTATCAACCAATATTATTGGACAAAACCTTACAGACATGACCATTGGTGAAATATTAAGTAGAGCACCAAATGCAAATGATAATGCTGAAGAGAGAAAACAAAAAGGCGCAGTATTCGCTGCAGGTCGTTATCAAATAATACCCAAAACATTACAGGGTTTGGTCGACCAAGGTGTTGTGAGTAAAGATGAAAAGTTTACACCAGAAGTTCAAGATAGATTAGCTCTCAAATTGGTCGAACAGTCTGGTGCAACAAAATCAATCAATGAGGGTGATTTAGAAAAAGCACAGTATCAACTATCAAAAGTTTGGGCTTCTTTGCCAGTGCCGGCGGGAATGATGTTGAAGAGTGGACAAGTTAGCACTGGTGTTGAATCATTTTATGGTGGTGCAAATAAAGCAAAAGAAGGATTAACTTTAGCTTCTCTACAG